ACGGCATGATCGACGGCGTTATCAACAACGGGCCGAAGCAGACCGTGGCAGAGCTTGAGGAACAGGCAAAGTCCGGCAAGCCCATCTCCCTCATGGAGCTGACGCAGCCGAAGGCGCCGGGGAACAACCATCACGTGCGCCAGCTGGCGAATGCAGTGAAGCTGTTTACGGCGCCATGTGCAGCGGATGCGCAGGGGACGCACGGTGGGGACAATCACAGGAGCTTGCGGACGGACGTTGCTGGGCAGCTGAACCCGACGTGGGTAGAGTGGCTCATGGGATTCCCGCCAGGGTGGACAGAATTAAATGCCTCGGAAACGCTGTAGTGCCGCAGCAGGCATACCCGATTTTTAAGGCATTGATGGAGGAGCTGGACCGATGGACTTAGAACGAACCATGGAGGACGGCGTTTTGCCGGGACAAATGGTTCTTGAAGGAATGGAGGAAGAAACCCTATGACTGAAAAAGAGATCGTGAAGGCGCTGCGGTGCTGCGCGAAGGGGCTTGGACACGACGACGCGTGCGAAAACTGCAAGGTCGGAGAAATCCAAGATCGGCGGGAATACATCGAGTTTGCGGCTGCTAACGTGATCGAGCGCCTGACCGCCGAGAACGCGAAGGCAGAAGCCGAGAGGGACGCGGCGTTAGCAGACCTCGCGGATGCACGGAGTTGCAAGAATTGCAAGTATGCGTGCGATACGCGCGACTGCTCCAGCTGTAAATCAAAGACGTGCAAATGCCGTGAGTGTCATCTCGACAAGAATGCGTGGGAATGGCGCGGATTGCCGGAAGCGCCGGAGGAAGGAGGCAAGCATGAGTAAAGCTGTTATGCTGAGCATCCGCCCGAAGTGGTGCGAAAAGATCGCCAGCGGCGAAAAGACCATTGAGGTGCGTAAGACGCGGCCAAAGTTGGACACGCCGTTTAAGTGCTATATCTACTGCACGCTGCCAAAATATCCGCACGAGGACTTCATTGCGACGGACTATCCAAGGCCACAGTTTTACGGCGGCGGCAAGGTCATTGGCGAGTTCACCTGTGACCGGATTTATGAGCTTGCGCCCCTCAACCATGCACCGGATGACGTAGAAAAGCAAGCCTGCCTGACGCGGGAAGAAATTGTGAACTACCTAAAGGGAACCGGCTACGGCTGGCATATCGTCAACCTGAAAATATACGACACGCCGCGAGAGCTGAGCGAGTTTTCCCCTGTGTGCAGGTATAAAAATGATGATAAATCGTGTCCATCGCGCATGGTTGCTTGCCCATATCAAAAATATGACTATAACCCTGACGGGAGCATCAACCTTGTTGAGTGCGGGAGGACGCTTGAACGTCCACCGCAGAGTTGGTGCTATGTGGAGGAAGAGACATGGAACGACTGACAAGTCCTAATATCAACGTAGACCCGGATACCGACCGATTTCTGCACGCCGCGATCGGCGGCAAGGAAATCGACTGGAAGCAGTGCCGGGACAGCACGCTCAACGTGCTGATCAACGGCCCAACGAGCAACGGCTTTGGCAAGGATATTTTCCGCAAGATGGCCCGCGATCTGTACGGACGGCTGAAAGCCTACGAGGACACGGGGGTTGAACCGGAAAGCGTAGAGGCACTCAAACTGTCCATGATGGGCAAGGCAATTTCGGAGGTCACGGAATTCGATGGTTTGCCGATTGACCGCCTCCGCGAGCTTGCCGAGGCCGACAAGGACGGGCGCGTGGTGGTGCTGCCGTGCAAGGTGGGCCAGCGGGTGTTTGCCTTGATGGACATGGATAAGCATATAAGCGAGTGCGAGGTCACGCAGATTGGTATGGGCAATGAAATCGGCTTTATTGGCCTTGAGCCAATAGGCGCCAGAGGGCGGGAGTATGGCGTAGCGCTAAACGGATTTGGCAAGACCGTATTTCTCACCCGCGAGGAGGCCGAAAAGGCGCTGGAAGAAAGGGAGGGTAAGAAGGATGATTAAAAACAGAGTGTGCTTTACCGTCCGAGGAGAGTTCGGAGCGCAGATGAGCTTCGAATCAGAAAACACGATCCCGTATGAAGATCTGTGCAAGTGTATCAATAAAGATAAGCTGATAGAGCTGATGTGCCTTGACGGTCTTGGCTATACCGGTGACGATATTCAGTTTATCACGCCGGAAGAATACGACGAGCACTTTGGAGATGACGAAGATGCCTGACGAATATATCAGCAGAACCGAGGCGCTGAAAGACTTTGAATCCTGCAACGCGGAAAATCCGCGCTGGACACCTCAGCGGGTGAAAACGCTCCTGCTGCGTCAGCCTACCTCCGACGTTGCGGAGGTGGTGCATGGGCAGTGGCTGCGAGCAGATGATGACTGGAATAGCCTCACGACAATTCAGTGCTCCCTTTGCAGCGAAGAGTGGTGCTTTGAAACGGACGATGACGTGAGCTTGCTGAATTACAAATACTGCCCCAACTGCGGGGCGAAGATGGATGGAGGGAACGGCGATGCGACTGATTGACGCCGACGAAGCCAAAAAGCTGAATAAAGAGCAATGCGTGGGAGACTGCGGGTGCTGTTCGGACCTTCAAGACGACAATACATGCACGCTGATTGACAGGGTGCCGACCGTAGACGATGCCGTGATCGTGACGCGGTGCAAAAATTGCAAGTGGTTTGCGGACAACAACGGTGGAGAGTGGTATGGCTGCAAGATGTTTCATGTCGTTCGGATTACCCCAGAGGACGCACCGAAACCTGACGATTTTTGCAGCTACGGAGAACGGAGGGGAGGAGGTGACGACAATGTTTCAGATTGAGCTTTTATCCGGCGGTATTTTTACGGTGTATGCCGTCGACTCGTATGCAAATTTGTTTTTGATTTACAAAGACGATGCATGGCAGTGGATTGAGATAAACCGTTGCAAGCTGTACTATGCCGGAGCCCTTGCGAAAAAGGAGGAAAAAGATGGGAACAATTCTGGCGATTGATCCGGGGAATATGAAATCCGGCTATGTTATCGTAGAGCACGACGGCGAAGAAATTCGCCGCGTGCTGGAGGCCGGGAAGATCGAGAATCCGGCAGTGACTGATATGCTGGATCGGAAGCTTTATGCGAACTGCATAGACGTTGCAATCGAGATGATCGCGGGCATGGGCATGACGGTCGGACAAGAGGTGTTCGACACCTGCGTCTGGATCGGGCGATTCTGGGAAATCGCGTTGAGGTCGGGCGGATATGAGCCGAAGAGGATCTACCGCCGGGAAGAAAAGCTGGATCTGTGCGGCTCGCTATCTGCCAAAGATGCAAACATCCGGCAGGCCCTCGTTGATCGCTACGCGCCCGGCCAGCCGAATTTCGGAAAGGGCACGAAGAAAGACCCCGGCTTCTTCTACGGCTTCTCTGCGGATATGTGGGCTGCGATGGCGGTAGCTGTGACGTATTTCGATAAGTACATCAAGGGGGTAAAGCTATGAGCAAGACGCAGCGAAAGCCGCCAAGACCGCCGATGCAGCTGACGTGCGATGCCTGCGGGAAGACGTTTATGCGCGCACCGTCCAAGTACAAGGCAAAATACAATTTTTGCAGCGAGGCGTGCGCATGGACAACACATAGAGATGCTGTGATGGGCCGGGCGGAGCGCGTGCGGATCCTGATTACACGATCAATCCCGGTATACCCGGAAATGCAGCCCGTTCGCGGGCGGATCTATCCTGCCGAGAAATACAAATACAGGACAAACCGGACGGGCTACGTCGTTGCGGTAAACGGCAAGCGGGTATGTGTGAGGGTGGACGAATGCAGGGAAATCTAGGGCTTACACCGGTGCAGGCTCCGTGCAAAGGCTGTGCGGACAGGCACACCGGCTGTCACACGGACTGCACCAGGTACATAGCATTCCGCCGGGAGGCGGACAGATACAAGCAGGAGCAATCAAAGGACGCAGCGAGATATGCAACAACAAGGGGCTGTATGCGGACGCTGCACGATGCGAACCGCGCAAAGCGCGAAGGGAGGCAACATTACTGATGAGCACGCCGCGATACGGCTGGTGGGCCTATGCAAAATGGATGATCCGCAGCTATAAGGGCGGCGGGCTGATGACGAAGGCAGAGCGCGCTGCCGTTGCGGAGGCAATCGCGGAGACGGAACAGCTCGTTGACGGCGCGGAGCGACTCCGGCTCATAGACTTGGTTCTTTGGAAGCGGACGCACACCTTACAGGGCGCTGCGATGGCGGTTTATGTGTCCGAACGCACCGCGCAGGAATGGCACAGGCAATTTATTCGCCTTGTGGGGCAAAAAAGAGGGCTTTTATGAAAAAGTCTGCGTCCCAGAGCCAAATTTAACATTTACTATAAGGGCGTAGAGATCAACTCTACGCCCTTCTTCATCGGCACCGCAGCGTTCTGCGGAAACCTCCTCCTCCTGTTCTCGTGTTCTCCGGTGTGAATAAATATATTTATTCACACGGAGACACGAGAACGAAAGAATGAGGTGGTTGGCCGGTGATCGGGCTTGATGGGGAGGACAACATGGAGGTAAAAAACAGAAAGCTTTCCAGCATTACTGCATACGGGAAAAATGCGAAAAAGCATGACAAGACGCAAATCAACAACGTTGCGGAGAGCATCAAGCAGTACGGCTTTGTTCAGCCGATTGTAGTTGATCGGGACGGTGTGATTGTAATCGGTCATTGCCGCGCTCTGGCGGCAAAGAAGCTGGGCATGGAAGAAGTGCCGTGCGTCTGCGTAGATGATCTGACACCGGAGCAAGTGAACGCCCTGCGGCTGGTAGATAACAAAAGCAACGAGAGCGACTGGGACTTTGACCTGCTGTCGGTCGAACTGCCGGGGCTTGACCTGTCGGCTTTTGACTTTGATTGGGGACTCCGCGACGAGCTGAACGATTCTGTTGTGGAGGATGACTATGATCCAGTTCTTCCTGCGCAGCCGAAGAGTAGACTCGGCGATGTGTACCAGCTAGGCGAGCATCGGTTAATGTGTGGCGACAGTACGTCTCTGAGTGACGTACAAAAGCTCACAGGGGGGGTGCAGATGGACTTGCTTCTCACGGACCCGCCGTACAATGTGGACTATCAGGGAGCCGCCGGTAAAATCAAAAACGACAACATGGAAGATACAGCATTCAGGCGCTTTTTAACGGATGCTTTCTCCAATGCGGCGATGGTTATGAAACCTGGTGCACCGTTCTACATCTGGCACGCAGACAGTGAAGGGTATAACTTTCGCGGTGCGTGTAAAGACGCGATGCTGCGCGTCAGACAGTGCCTGATCTGGGTGAAGAACTCCCTCGTGATGGGGAGACAGGACTTCCAGTGGAAACATGAACCTTGCCTGTATGGCGAGAGCGAGATTGAAGAGGACGAGCACGAGCCGTGCTTGTATGGATGGACGGAAGGCCACAAGCATTACTTCTTCAAAAACCGCAGGCAGACCACTGTTCTCAATTTTGATAAGCCTGTCAAATCTGCGGAGCATCCGACCATGAAGCCGATTAAGCTGTTTGATTACCAGATGCAATGTTCCAGCAAGCCGGGTGAGAATGTGCTTGACCTGTTCGCGGGGTCTGGCACAACGATTATGGCAGCGGAGCAGAACGGAAGACACGCGTACTGCATGGAGTTTGACCCAAAGTATGCAGATGTAATCATTGATCGTTGGGAGAAGTTCACAGGAGAAAAGGCGGTGCTTCTGAGTGACGGTTGAAGAGGCACAGGGAATTATTGACAAAACAACCAGCCCGTATTTGAAGCGGGACATGGAAAAGTTTATCAAACGCCAGCGAAGAAAGGAGGGCTCGTATGGCACGACCCAAAAAGGAAATAGACCAGAAGCAGTTCGAGGCGCTGTGCGGGCTTCAATGTACCCTTCTGGAAATCTGCGACGCGCTTGATGTAAGCGATAAAACCTTAGACGGATGGTGCAAGAGAACTTATGGGGAGCATTTCTCCGAAGTATTCGCAAAAAAGAGGGGTAAAGGGAAAATATCTCTGCGAAGAATGCAATGGAGGCTCGCTGAAAAGAATGCGTCTATGGCTATCTGGCTTGGGAAACAGTACCTCGATCAGAAAGACGTTGTGGAGCAAAACATCAACACAGAGTGCGTCAAGGTGATAATTGATGTCTGACATCCGCCTGTCTGAAAAAATAGGCTCTGCGTTCTACGGTGTGGCGCGTGACGTGTTTCAGCACGGTCACACGCACTACGATTTTAGTGGCGGGCGTGGGTCGTTGAAGTCCTCCACTGTGTCTGTACTCGTTCCCCTGCTGCTGATAAACAACCCAAACACACACGCGCTTGTGCTGCGAAAGGTTGCGAATACCATACGCGATAGCGTTTATGCGCAGTACATATGGGCAATCGGAGAGCTTGGCATGGCGGCATATTGGGAAGCAAAGGTTTCCCCGATGGAGCTGATCTACAAGCCTACCGGGCAGAAAATCATGTTCCGGGGCGCTGACGATCCCATGAAGATAAAGTCCATCAAGGTTCCGTTTGGCTACATTGCCGTGACGCACTTTGAAGAGAAAGACCAGTTCGCCGGTCGCGCCGAAATACGAACGATTTTGCAGTCAACAATGCGTGGCGGCTCTAAATTCTGGAACTTTGAGAGCTATAACCCGCCGATCAGCCGGGACAACTGGGCAAACAAAGACAGCTTGGAAGAACGCGCGGACAGGCTGTGCCACAAGTCAACATATCTGCAAGCACCGCCTGAATGGCTGGGGCAGCAGTTTATTGACGAGGCTGAACACCTGAAAGCCACTGACGAGCGGGCGTATCAGCATGAATACCTCGGTATCCCGGTCGGCACCGGCGGCAATGTGTTTGACAGGCTCGAACTTCGGGAGATCACGGACGAAGAAGTTTCCAGATTCGATAAAATCTATCAGGGCGTGGATTTCGGATGGTTCCCAGACCCCTTTGCATTTATCCGGCTGCATTACGACAAGGCGAGGGAAACAATTTACCTGCTTGACGAGATATACCAGAATAAGCTTTCGAACGAGCAGAGCGCGACGATAATCAAACAGCGCGGATATGGCAATGTGCGCGTCATCTGTGACAGCGCGGAGCCAAAGAGCGTGGCTGACTTACGGGCAATGGGATTGCCTGCGTATGAGGCGGTCAAGGGACCCGGCTCGGTCGAATACGGCATGAAGTTCTTGCAGAGAAGAACGATTGTAATTGATAGAAAACGGACGCCACATGCCTACGATGAGTTCGTTGGCTACGAATATGAAAGAAACAAAGACGGCGATATTATCAGCGGATACCCGGACGCGAACAATCATCTGATTGACGCGACGCGGTACGCCTTAGAGCCTGTGAGCCGTAGAATGGGAGTTTTTGCATGACGGTTATCGATAAATTAAAGGAACTCGGGTATACGACAATCCCAGAGGAATTCTATACATACGTGTCCCTTTGGAAGTCGTGGTACGTCAGCAAAGTCAAGGGGTTCCATCAGTACCGGCGATATAACGGGCATAAGTGGACAAAGTGCAACCGTGCAAGCCTCGGTATGGCGAAAAAGGTTTGTGAGGACTGGGCGAACCTCTTGATGAACGAGAAAGTCCAGATCACACTTGAGGGGCAGAAAGAACAGGCGTTCGTTGATAGCGTCCTGACGGAGAACAACTTCACGGTCAAGGCGAACGAAATGCAGGAAATGAAATCTGCACTCGGAACTGTAGCATATATCCCTCGTGTGGTCGGTCAAGCGGTCAACGAGAGCGGAGAGACCGTTCCGGGCGATGTTTCCGGTATCGCTCTTGACTATGTGACTATTGAGCACATTTTTCCGCTGGCTTGGCAGAATGGCTTTATTTCAGAGTGTGCTTTTGACAGCGTGGTCACACGGGCTGGAAAAAACTATCTGTATTTGCAGATTCACCGGAAAGACGAAAACGGACTTTACGTCATCGAGAACAGCATTTACCGATACGAAAACGAAACGCTTGCCGACGCACTGCTCACCGATGTTCCGGGCTTTGAGCGAATCCCCCCTGTGGTACATACGGGAAGCGACAAGAGGCAGTTCGTCATCGACAGACCGAACATCGCAAACAATCTTGACTATCTGCTTCCAGTCGGTATTCCTGTGTACGCAAACGCGATTGATGTTCTGCGCGGCGTTGACTGTGCCTATGACTGCTACGTCAACGAGTTCGAAAACGGCCCGATGATGATGATGGTCAAAATGCCCGCCACAAGGTGGGAAGACGATGAACCGACGCTTGATGACAACGACCGGCGTTTCTATCTGCTTCCGGAGGATACGCAGCAAGGGAACGTTGTAGAGACAATTTCTCCGACGCTGAGAACCGAGCAGCTGAATGTAGGCTTGCAAGACCAACTGAACGTTCTTTCTAGCAAATGCGGCTTCGGCGAAACCTATTACCGCTTTGACGGCGGCAGCGTAGCAACGGCCACTCAGGTCATTAGCGAAAACTCCACCATGTTCCGCACAATCAAAAAGCATGAGATAGTGCTGGAGCAAGCACTGGTGGAGCTGTGTCGCATCCTGCTTCGGCTGGGGAATACTGTGATGAATGCCGGTCTGAATGAAGACGTGGAGATCAGCATTGACTTTGACGATTCCATCATCGAAGACAAAGCTACAGACTTCTCCCGCGACATGCAGCTTCTCAGCGCAGGCATCATGAACGACTGGGAGTTCCGCATGAAGTGGATGAATGAGGACGAGGCGACCGCAAAGGCGGCGCTGCCGAAGGCACAGGACATGGTAACGGAACAGCAAAATGAGGTCGAGTAATGGCAAGCTACCCATTCACTCCCGCGATTTTAGACGCCCTCCCAGAAGAGCTTGCCGAACTGTTCCGAGGATTGGAAGATACGCTTCTCGATGGAATATGCAGTAGGCTTGCGCTGAAAGATCAGCTGAACGAAGCGGCTGTTCAGGCAATCAGAGCGCTTCGTTCGCACGGTATCGACACGAAGGAGATTGAAAAAGCAATCCGCAAGACCTCTGGAATTAGCGAGAAGAAGCTCAAGGAGCTTTTCGGTGACGTTATTGCCAGAAACCAGAAGTATTACACATCGGTTATCGACATGGCAGGGCTGACACAGCCTGATATTCTGGTGAACACTGCGACCATCGAAGCGATCAGAGTTCAGACGCTTGATGAATTCCATAACATCACACAGTCTATGGGGTTTTTGGTGGACAAAGGCAGGACGATGCTCCCGCCCGCTCGTGCGTACCAGTGGTCGTTGGATTCTGCTGTCATGCAGATTCAGAGCGGGGCTATCAGCTACAATCAGGCGATTAAGTCTGCGGTGCAACAGCTTGCAGGCGGGCTGAAAGTCGTGAACTACGAAAGCGGACACGTTGACAACATCGACGTTGCTGTTCGGAGAGCTGTCATGACTGGCGTGAATCAGATCTGCGACCAGTACACGAACCAAAGCGCAGAGTACCTTGAGACGCGATACTTTGAAGTGTCTGCGCACTCTGGGGCGCGTGACAAGCCGGGTGCTTCGCCGTGGTCAAGCCACAAGGAGTGGCAAGGGAAAGTCTATTACCAGAGCGAAAGCGGCGAACCTGACCCGCTGGGGCTTTACGATGACCTTGTGGAAACGACCGGTTACGGATATGTTGACGGTCTGACAGGTGCAAACTGTAGGCATCACAAATACCCGTTTATTCCGGGAGTTTCGGAGCGGACTTACACCGACGAACAGCTTGAGCATATCGATGATGGTCTTGGCTGCACGTTTGACGGAAAGACTTACACAGCCTATGAAGCGACGCAGATGCAGCGCCGCATAGAACGTCAAATCCGCGCGCAGAAAAAGCTTAGAAACGCATACAAAGAAGCTGGGCTTTCCGAGGACGCGACCGCCGCAAACGTAAAGCTTTGGCGTCTGAACGATGAATATAGTAGGTTCAGCAAAGCGGCAGGGCTACCGGAACAGCCGGAACGATTGAATGTGCTATATACAGATGCAAAATCCGAGGCTGCAGCGGGCGCGGCGAAAGCGGCAAAACCAGTCATTCGGCTACAAAAAACACTTGATGTGAAATCTGAGATCGTGAACGGTATTGTCCCGAAAGGCTCAGAGATAAGCTCTATTCGTGAAATAGCCGGAGGGAATTCTGACAAACAACTGAGGGTGGCGAAATTCCTTTCTAAAAACTACGGCGGAGAGCCGTTGCAATGGCGGAAAATGGGCGGTATAATACAAACGGACAATTTCCGGTATGATGTTCACTGGTTTGAACGTAATGGGGAACATTTTGAAGAGAAGCTGAAAGAGGTGAAGAAGAAATGAAGGTGAGATACAAAGGGCATACGTTTGGCGGAGGGGTTCTCGGGCTGACAAATGGAAATGTCTATGAATGCACGGGCGTTGAATATGATCTGCTACGCATTATCGATGACGAAGGAGAGGATTACCTTTATTCCGCTTCCGCCCCCGCACCGCTCAATGGTAAAACACCGCCTGGGAAATGGGAAATCGTCGAAGATGATGAGAACGGTACGCTTGCGAGACTTCTTGAAGGTGACTGATATGATTGACGAAAAGTTAAAAACAGCCATTGAGAGGGCGCTTGCGGCTGGTTTCCGTGTAGAACTCCTACGGGATAAGGAAGGAAATATCATTGTGCAGACAATTCAGCGAAAACGGCTGAAAACTGAATAGATTCCCACGGCGTAAATGTTCGCCGGGAAGGGCTGAATGGAGCCAACTGACTACGATTTGTTGTCGGTTGGCTCTTTTTATTTATCAACACTGTCCGACAGGACGTTAAACAAGGAGATTTTTATGGCAGAAGAAACCAACGTGCAGGGCACGGAAAACACTGCGCAAGAGCAGGAAAAAACGTTTACTCAGGCTGATGTTGACAAGATGGTTCAGTCGAGGCTTGACAGAGAACGGAAGAAATACCCCAGCGAGGAAGAGATCACCGCATACCGGACATGGAAAGACAGCCAGCAGACCGAACAGGAACGGCAGGCAAAGCAGGCAAAAGACCTTGCAGACAGCAAGGCGGCACTGACTGCATTGCAGGCTGAAGCTGAACAGCTCAAACGGGACAAATACGTCCTGAGCAAGGGTTTGAGCGGCGAGGACGCTGAGTTTATCGCATTCAAGGCTGCAAAGATGGTCACCGACAAGATCACGTTCGAGCAGGCAGTCGACGAGCTTACAGCGAATCGCAAGAAGGCGACGTTCGACTGGACAGCACCGGCAGGCGGTGGAAACAAAGAAACAAATGTAAACAGCGTAATGAACGCCCTGATTCGGGGCGGTCGTAGATAACGAAAGGAGAATCATATGCCGAATATTATTGACAGAAATGCACTTTCCGGGCTTATTCCGGAACCCGTAACCCGCGAGATCATGCAGGGCGCTATCGCGGAATCCGCAGTCCTTCGCATGGGGAAGAGACTGGCGAATATGTCCAGCAAGACGCAGACCATCAACGTCCTCGACGCGCTTCCCTCTGCGTACTTCGTCAACGGCGAAGCAACCGATACCGGAGCCGGTGAGGCTTTCAAGCAGACCACGAAGATGGCGTGGGACAAGAAGAAAATCTATGCCGAGGAAATCGCGGTTATCGTCCCCATCCCAGAAGCAGCACTGGATGACGCAGATTATGACATCTGGGGCGAGGTAAGACCCAGACTGACCGAAGCTTTCGGAAAGGTCATTGACGCTGCCATCCTGTTTGGCACGAACAAGCCCACCACGTGGCGCGATGGCGTCGTTCCTTCCGCTATCGCTGCTGGTAACGGAGTTGCGGCAAGCTCTGATGTATTTACCGACATCATGGGCGAAGGCGGTCTTATCGCGAAGGTAGAACTTGACGGCTTCAACCCGAACGGCGTTATGTCTGCGATTCAAATGCGCGGCAAGCTGCGCGGGCTGAAGGACACGACCGGTCAGCCCATCTTCAAGTCCGACATGCAGGGTGCAACGCGCTATGGTTTGGATGGTATGGATATGTACTTCCCGATGAACGGCGCATTTGACCCGGCACAGGCACAGATGATCGTCGGCGACTGGACGCAGCTGGTATACGCCATCCGTCAGGACATGACCTTTAAGATCTTCACCGAGGGTGTCATTCAGGACCCGAGCACGAAGGCAATTACATACAACCTCATGCAGAACGATATGGTCGCTCTCCGTGCGGTCATGCGTCTCGGCTGGGAAATCGCAAACCCGGTCAACGCGTACAACGTTGACATTGCCAACCCGTTCCCGTTCTCTGTTTACGGAAAGGCAGGCACGGTCTCCACAGTTACCGTATCCCCGGCGACAGCAACTGTGAGCAAGGGTGCCAGCAAGGCGTTTGCGGCTTCTGTTGCTGGTGAAGGCATCGTGAGCGGCGATGTCGAGTGGAGCCAGAGCAGCGCGAAGTCTTCCATTTCGGAAAACGGTATCCTGACGGTCGCTTCCAACGAGACGTCCGCGAGCATTACCGTTACCGCGAAATCCAAGCAGGACAGCGCGAAGACCGGTACGGCTACTGTGACGGTAGGTTCGTAACAGAAAGGAGCTGGCGCAATGATATACGCCGATTATGAGTACTACTGCGATATCTACAAGGGAACGGTAGACGCTGACAGCTTTTGCAAATTGGCGACACGCGCCAGTTCCTTCCTTGACTACTATACGCAAAACCGAGCAAAGGATTTTGCAGAGCTGGATGCTGTGAAAATGTGCTGCTGCGCCTTAGTCGACCAGTATATGCTGATCGACACGGCGCAGGAGCTTGCCAGAAAGAATGTGTCCGCCGGGCTTGCATCTGACGAAGGAGAATTGCAGAGCGAGACTGTAGGCGGCTATTCTCGGACGCTTCGCAGCGGAGGTGATTCTTCCGTGTCTGCATTGAAAGCGGCTTCGGAGGCGAAGAAGGCTCTTGTAAGCGTAGCGCGTGAATATCTAGCCCATACCGGGCTTCTCTACAGAGGCAGGTGTTTTGCATGTACGCCCCCCACACCGTAACAATCTACAACGTCACGCAGGAGCAAGACCAGAATTTTAATGACACGCAGAAGCGCTATATCACGGTAATTCGCGGCGTGATGCTCCAAGCGTCGAAAGCTGCCAATGTCCGCGCGAGCGGACTTGAAGGAGCGGACGCGGTGAATCTGTACATTCCGTTCTCTGCGTCTGCTGTAGACGGCGTGACAGGAATGGAGAAGCGCTACGTCGGACCGCAGGAGTTCTGGCGTGCAACCGATAAAAGCAAAATCTGGACGCTATCCACGGACGGAAACGGCGGAACAACCTTCTTTGTAAAGGGTGAAGTAGTCGAACCGGACAAGACGGAAGAACAGATTGAGATGCTTTACGACGATGTGTACAAAGTGACAAAGGTGGACATGAAGGATTTCGGCAGTCCTTCGATGCAGCACTGGCAGGTCGGGGGCACATGATGCTGAAATTCAGTGTGAAAACCGACGGCTTTGACGAGCTTCAGGAGGCTATAGCACGGGCTTGTACAAAAGCTGAACACATTGTTGCTGTGCAAATGAAAAAGGACACAAGCCCGTATGTGCCGTTCCTGGCGGGCTCTCTTGACCATAGAACACTTGTCCAGAGAACACTTGTGGACGGTAATGCGGTCATCTATCCTGGACCGTATGCAAGATTCTTGTATTACGGGAAAGTTATGGTTGACCCGGAGACTGGCAGCACATACGCGCCAAAGGACGGGACGAAGGTTCTGACGGACAAAAACCTTGTGTTCACGACCTCCGGACACGCGCAGGCACAATCACACTGGTTCGAGGCTTCAAAGGCTGAGAACCTTGACAAATGGATTCGGGTTGCAGATAAGGCGGTGAAAAATGGACTCTGAGAAGCAAAAGAAACTGGTATCCGCAGAGGAAGAGCAGGACATATCGCGGAAGATGATGGTATGGGCGAATTCCTTTTCAGATGACGATATGCCGGCTGCGACGATCAACTACGAATTCCTCGCCGCTGATTCTGCGAGCATGGCGCTGTCCACGATTCAGGGCACATATATCACGCGGAAATATATCATCGGCGGGCACGAGGCAGAATACCAGTTCAAAATTATCGCCCGCATCTTCCCGGGCAGCAGCAACGACAAGCGCCTGAAAGCCGACGCGGTTTTGAACCGCTTCGGGGATTGGGCAATGCAGAATTATCCGTCTTTGGGTGACGGCATCCGCGTCCGGCGTATGGACGTATCCAGCCGCGCGGCGATGTTCGCCCGATACAATGATGGAACAGAAGACCACCAAATTTTAATGAAGATGACTTACGAGGTGATATAAATGGCAGAAACTACTTTTAACACCACGAGCGGCCAGCCGGTAGACAGAGAATTACTCATCGCGTACCTGAACACGGGGTCCGAGACTGCGCCGGTTTGGTCGCCTTTTGGCACTCGAGTCACGGATTCGAGCATGGAATACGACTGGCAGGAGGATTCCAGCAAGGATATCCTCGGCACGACCAGAACCACAATGAAGAAGCCGATCATTACGCAGAGCTTTGAGCCGTGCGAACTCGACGCGGGCGACGCTGCGCTTACGAAGATCTGGAACCTTGCGGTCAAAGATCAGGACGCCGCAGCTCTTGCGAACCAGGATGTGCTTATCGTCCACCATTACGCGGGAACGGCCAAGACAGCGGCGTTCGCCGAACGGTACGATGCGACGATGGTCAAGCCCTCGAGTCTCGGCGGCGAAGGCGGCGGCTATGTCGGCATGCCTATCGACGTCACGCTTGGCGGCAACAGAACCACGGGCACGGCGGCGGTCGGCGCTGGCGGAACGGTAACATTTACAGCGGATTCGGAATAAGGGGGAGCAATAGATGGCAGAAATCAGATTTGACACCGGCATAGTGGCGTTTAACATCAACGACGCTGTGACGATTGAATTCAACCCTACGGACAGCGAAGTTGTAGAGAAAATCTACAACACGTTTGAAGAACTGGACAAAAAGCAGGATGCGTACAAGGCAGAAGTTGAGCGCTGCGCAGACAAAAAGGAAATTTTTGAGATTGCGCGCCGTAGAGACCAAGAAATGCGCGACATGCTGGATGGACTCTTCGGGAAGCCGATCTGCGCGCCCCTGTTTGGCACGATGAACGTCTATGCAATGGCCGACGGTCTTCCTGTCTGGTGCAATCTGATGCTTGCCGTCATTGATCAGATCGATACGACGTTCTCCCGCCAGAAGAAACTTACTGACCCGAGAATCAAGAAGTATACGGAGCGATGGAAAAAGTAATCTGGTCGCTGCCGACCTCGGTTGATGTAAACGGAACAGAATACGGAATTCGGTCGGACTATAGAGCGGTGTTGGATATCCTCACCGCTCTTACCGATAACGAGTTGGATGACCATCTCAAGACCGAGGCGGCACTAGAGATTTTTTATCCCGGTTTCGACGAAATGCCTCCAGGAGACTATCAGGAGGCCCTAAATCAATGCTTCCGGTTTATTGACCGGGGGCAAGATCGGAAAGAGAAGAAACACGAACCTGCATTGATGTCGTGGGAACAGGATTTTGACATCATTATTGCTCCGATCAACCGGATTGCCGGGTGTGAGGTGCGGGCGCTGGAATATCTACACTGGTACTCGTTTCTGAGCTTCTATCAGGAGATCGGTGACTGTCTCTTTGCTCAAGTCGTCCGCATACGCGATAAAAAAGCGCACGGGAAGCCTCTGGATAAACAGGACAGGGAATTCTACCGGAAAAACAGGGATATTATCGACCTGAAAACGACGTATACAGAGTCCGAAAAGGATGTTCTGGCCGCATGGGGCATCTCAAAATAAGGTGGTGAGAAAATGGCAGATGGAAAAATTGTTGCACAAGTTGAGATTGATGCGAAGAAAGCCCAGAAGGATCTCGACGCGTTAACAAAGAAGATTGATGGGCTGGAAGAAAAGCTTAATAAAAGCACCGGAGAGCAGAGCGGCATTAAAGCGCAGCTCGACGCGGCGAAGGAATCTGCGAAGCAGACGGAAACTGCGATCAAGTCCCTTCGGGCGGAGGCTGAACGCCTGCGTCAGATCACTTCCGGCGAAGTGTCCGCCTCCCCGAACGCGTATATTTCAGCGTACAGCCGTCAGGAGGAAGTAGCCGCGCAGATCAAAGAGCAGGAAGCGCTTCTGCGGCAGCAAGACAAGGATGCGGAGCGGCTGGGAAATCAATATACAAAAATTACCGACAAGATAAACGAGCAGACCGCTGCACTGGACGCGGCAAAGCGGGAAGCAGGAGACCTGACCGAGAAGATCACGAAAGCAAGCGGCGCGACAGAGCGCATGGAAGCCGCCGCGAAGAAGGTTTCCGACAGCATGAACACGTTCAGTAAGCGTGTTTCCGGGCTTTTTAAGCGCGTTCTTGTTTTCAGCCTGATTACTCGGGCACTGCAAAGTTTACGGACTTGGCTCGGGAAAACAATCATGAAAAATGAGGAGGCACGGGCTGCGGTCGCAAGACTGAAAGGCGCGTTGCTGACGCTGGCGCAACCGATTCTTCAAGTCGTAATTCCGGCGTTTATAACGCTCGCTAACGTACTGACTCGCATTATAACATTGCTGGCTAGGATCGTGTCTAAGATTTTTGGAACGACTTACGAAAAGTCGGCAGCGGCTGCAAAGTCTCTATATGACGAGCAAGAGGCGTTAGAAGGCGTCGGGAGCGCGGCGAAAAAAGCTGGGAAGTCGATGGCAAGCTTTGACGAAATCAATCAGCTGTCGAGCAATTCGGACGAAAGCGCGGGCGGCATCGGAGGTGCTGGCGCGTCTGGTGAGATTGCACCGAATTTCGCATCTAAAATCAAAGACCAGATCACCGCGATTACGGAACTGTTTCTTGGTGCAGGGCTTTTGGCGCTTGGTGCAATCTTGACATTCTCCGGCGCGAACATTCCGCTCGGGCTTGCGTTGATGGCAATTGGAGCGTTGGCAATCTACGATGCTGTGACGGAAAATTGGGGCGGAATCGCTGAACTGTTGCAAGGGCAGATCGGTAAAATCACAGCCATTGTGAGCGCGGCGCTTTTGGCACTTGGCGCCATTTTGCTATTCAGCGGTGCAAACGTTCCTCTCGGTTTAGGACTGATTATCGCGGGCGCTATTGGGCTTGCAGCTGTAGCAGCCGCTAATTGGGAAGGACCAGTCGCAGAACTTAAGGCGGTTATCACGGAACTGACGCTAATCGTAAGCGGTGCACTGCTGGTAATTGGCGCAATTTTGACGTTTACCGGGGCAAATGTGCCTCTTGGCATAGGGCTTATGATAGCGGGCGTAGCTGGGCTTGCCGCAGCCGCTGCGATCAACTGGGGCGCTGTTAAAAAGTTTGTTCAGGAAAATGTTTACGAAATCATGGCAGTTGTGAGTGCGGCGCTGCTCGTCATTGGCGCGATTCTCACGTTTTCCGGTGCAAATTTACCGCTTGGCATCGCACTAATGGCGGCGGGTGCTGTTGGACTTGCAGCTGTTGTAGCAATTAACTGGGGAAGCATTAAACAGGCATTGCAAGGACCAATAGGAGTTGTAACAGCGCTTGTAAGCGCGGCATTGCTTGCATTGGGCGCTGTGTTAGCGTTTTCCGGCGCAAATATTCCACTCGGTATTGCTCTAATGGCAGCGGGTGCAGTTGGATTGAGGGCAGCAATCACAGCAAACTGGGACACGATTCAAGGCAAACTGCGCGGTCCGCTCGGCGTAATAACTGCTTTACTTGGCGTATCTTTGCTTGTGCTTGGCGCGGTTCTCCTGTTTACAGGTGCCGGAATTCCTCTTGGTCTTGGGTTGCTGGCGGCAGGCGGTGCAAGTCTTGCAGCGGCGATTGCCCCAAATTGGAATTTCATTATAGACAAAATCAAATCCTGTTGGGCAGCGGTAAAAAGCTTCTGGGATAAAAACATTGCGCCCGTGTTTACGGCGGAATGGTGGGCAAACCTTGCAAAGAATGCCTTAAACGGTTTTATCGGCGTGTTTGAAGCGGCAATTAACGGAATCATTGATGGAATTAATTTCCTCATTTCCTGCTTGAATAAAATTCACATTGATATTCCGGATTGGGTGCCGGTTATCGGTGGCAAATCGTTTGGCTTTAATATCCCACCGGTGAGCAAAGTAGCACTCCCGAGACTGGCAGAAGGCGCGGTCATCCCGCCGAACCGGGAGTTTATGGCGGTGCTTGGCGACCAGAAGAGCGGAACGAACATCGAAACGCCGCTTGAGACAATGGTGCAGGCATTCAAACAGGCTATGAACGAATCCGGCGGACGTTCGCAGACGATCATCTTGCAGCTCAACGGCAGAGAGTTTGCACGGGCTGTCTATAAGGCGAACAACGAAGAGACGCAGCGTGTAGGCGTAAGGCTGGCGGGGGTGAAGGCATGACGAGTGTTTTGACCCTCGACGGCACGGCGTATCCGAACTTGCATGTAACCAGTCTGAAACGCTCTTTCGCGGTTCTGGATGGCGATAATGCGGGGCGCGTGATGACCGGCGCGATGGTGCGCGACATCATCGGCACGTTTTACAACTACAGTGTAGAGCTTGACCCGGTTGGAACTGACCCGGCAGAATATGACAGGTTCTATGAAGCAATCTCCGCGCCTGTCGACAGCCATTCCCTCACCGTTCCGTATGCACAAGGGACATTGACCTTCGAGGCGTATGTGGCAAACGGAGACGATGAGCTTTTGACGGCTTACGGGCAGAAGAACGAATGGGGAAACCTTACATTTAATTTTGTTGCGATGAAGCCGAAGAGGACGCCGCTATGAGTGTAAAAGTTGTGTATGAAGACGTTGCGGTTGGTTCTGCGGCGGCTGCGAGTGTGACAGCAAGTGAGGCTATGGGTATCTCAAAAACCTCGCTGCTGCCCTTCGGGGCGTTCGAGGGACCAGTAGCAACGACGGAGCAGAATCAATGGGTACTGAACGGCACGCGAAAGCTCAAGCCAAAATCTGAGCCGGTTGGCTTCTGGTCCACGACTCGGAGCGGGGACGACTGCACGTTTACGACCCCACCGACGATCACAATCACGCTGGACGGACAGTTTACTTCCCTCGGCATCTATTTCAAGTTCGACGGCGAAACGGGGGATTATTGCAGCGACCTGAATATCACGTGGTACAACGGGACAACGCAGCTGGCTACACAGCAGTTCTTCCCGAACAGCGGAAATTACTTCTGTGAGAAAACTGTGGAACTGTATAACAAAATCAAGATTCAGTTCAACAAAACGAATCTGCCAAACCAACCGATCAAGGTATCCCTTATCCTTTTCGGCATTGTTCGAGAGTTCGAGCGGCAGGAGCTTCGGAGCGTTGAGGCGACCGAAGAACTGAACATCATATCCGACGAGCTGGCGATTAACACGCTGGATTTCATGCTGGACAGCATGGAAGATATTGATTTTATTTTCCAAGAGAAGCAGCCCGTTTATGCGTACAACGGAAAGACGAAAATCGGCACGTTTTACATCGACGAATCTACCCGCGTAAGCAAAAACGTATACAACGTTTCCTGCATTGACGCTTTGGGAATTTTGGACGAAGACCCATTCCCGGCTGTTGTTTATTCCAACGCCAATGCGAAAACGGTTTTAGAAAGCATCCTCGGCGGGTATTTCGTCTTGGAGCTTTCGGAGGAACTACAGACCGAGAAACTGACAGGATACATTCCTGATTGCACGCGAAGGGAAGCTTTGCAGCAGGTGGCGTTTGCGCTTCGAGCTGTGGTGGACACCAGCGGAACAGGAAACGTGAAGGTATGGAGACTGTCTGAGGAAACACCGACGGAGATTCCTATGAACCGGCTCTACGTCGGCGGAGAGGTCAGCCAGTCTGCCATCGTGACAGAGGTAAGAGTTACCGCGCACACGTACAGCACGTCCGGAAGCGGAAGCGATACGATTGAAGCCGGCGGGAAAAAGTATTTCCACACGACGGCGGTCACGGTAAAACAGAACCCGAACATTACGGCATCCACGAAGCCAAACGTCATCGAGGTCAAAGACGCGACGCTTGTCAACTCCACGAATGTTGCAGCGGTGACACAGCACGTCTTTGACTATTATATGCGGCGGCAGACGCACAGCGTTCAGATCGTCATGGACGAGGAGCTTCCCGGTGACTATGTAGACACCACAACTCCGTGGGATGACCACATTACCGGGACGATAACAAGCATGACCATCAAACTGAGCGGCATCGCGGCGGCTGAGTGCGACATCGTCGGAACGGGGGCTTCTGCATGAGAATTATGAAAACCTTAATCACCGACCGGACACAGGCAGACGCTTCCTATGCTGAGAAGCTTTACAAGAAGCTGTGGAGCGACTTCACGGAACAGGAAAAGGCAGACTTTGAAGCTGGCTTGAAAGGCTCTTACAAAGCGTCTGACCTGAACCGCGTCGGCACGGCGCTTATCACCATCCGTGATCGGCTAAGAACGCACTGTATCGACGTTCCGGCAGAAGTGCGGGAAGATTACGGTTCTGACGAAGTGCTCGACAAAGACGTTATGGACGCTTATATCGAATCCGCGAACGCCGTATACGACGCAGTTGTCAATCCTGCCCCGCGCCCTCCGGCAAAGATCAACGACCTAGACTGGGAAGGCGCGAACAACATTGAAAAGACGATCATCGCTGTAGATGACGTGTTGGAGAGCCGGGAGGTCGGCTGGATTTATGCCGACGCGGAACTATACGCAGGAGACATGGGGGGATAACATGAAAGACCGAACTCCAAAATTTCCGGGGCGGGTAAATCTCAAGCCCGTTGCCGGACAGACAGATACTTACGACATGACGCGTGCCGACGACCCGGACGATACCGGCACGCCGTTCAATACACGCACAATGCTTCAGGACTCCACGGGGCGCTTTCTCCGGCTTCCGGTGTCTAATCCCTTCGTGGACGACGCATTGCGGCATATGCCGGACAGGATAGAACCCATTGGGACGGTGAAGACCTCTCCGGCGCTGAGTCTGGGCGACGCGTGGCTCCCGTGCGACGGCTCTCAGGTGACGTTTGCGGAATATCCGACGCTGTGCCAGATTCTACGAAATACGGTCGGAGAAGTCACATGGGACGGGATAACAGTCGGAACGGCTCCGAACTTTCAAGAAATGTCACGGGTCGTGAAGTTCAATGGCAAGTTTTACGTTGCTGGCTGCTATTACACTAAGAACTCCGGAAGCGCACAATATGTGTACACATTAAGCGTTGCGGCATCGGAACAGGCAACAGGACCATACACGGTTGTACACACAGAAACGGTATCTGTTTCTGAGTCGTTACCTAGCAGCGGAGCGCACAGTGGAGGCGCACCTGTCCAAATGGTGGCTTCAGATGATCTTTTGGTAGCCGTTTTTGATACAAGGGGCGATTACCAATTTCACAACACTATTTCATCAATAAGTAAGATTCAAGTGCTATCTTCAAAGGATGGAATCGCGTGGACAAGAAAAACGGCGTCATATACTGGTTGGCAGTCAAACATAGCAGATTGGCGCCCCAATATCAAAGGATTGGCTACAGACGGAACGTACTGGGCATTTCCGACAGCACGTTACATTTTTTATACGGACGACCCTCAGAATGCAACAGAGTGGACGGCAAAACTGATCTTCCAATATCCTTTCGCATGTGTTAGCAGACTGAGCTATGTGAATGGACAGTGGCTCGCAGTTGTCGGAAGCTCTGCTTCCAACCAAAAATTGAAAGCTGCTGTGTGGGCTTCTACGGTGCCTATTGGTTCGTGGACAAGTAAAGGCTTAGTCGGTGCTACGGAATCGCTCAACCAAAATGCTACATCTGTCGTTTATTATTCAGGAAGATACTGGGTTGCAGTAGACGGCGGAACGGGTGTGATGAGTTCCAGCAACCTTACGGATTGGGTATCAGAGGGGACAGCCGGGATACATTCGATAGACAACGTAAATTCCGCTCTGCTTGCAACAGAAAGACTTCTTGCACTTGGTGGAACAAACATCAAATTAGAGACAACCAGCGACCCAAGTTTAGGATGGAACATTGCCGCGCTTCCTGCTGGCGCTTACGCACATGATTTATCGGCAGATGGGGATACCGTTTTGGCATCCGGAGGGGGACTGATCTCATACCACGACTACTCGACGGATGTACGTCTGCTGCCAACGATTTCCCTGTCGGACGACACGACGACGTTTATCAAGGCGAAGAACGAGCTGGATGTTTTTGAAGCACAGGCTGGGGGTGATTAAGTGTTTCAGAAAATCGCGAACGCTTTATCGGTGGAAGTAGAGGGAACTGACCTGACGAAAGCGACGAAGATTGAGTTTTACGTGAGGCAGGGATGTTCCTTCTTCCAGTACGAACCTACGGTAGTCGACGAAACGCACCTGCTTGTAAAAATCCCGTATGCAGACGCAATGCGGCTGCAAGCAAGCACTGTGAGACTACAGCTTGCCTTAACGGATGGCAACGGAAACCCGATGGCAGCTGAAATTGTGCAGACGGACGCAAAGCGTTTTTTGAAGGAGACGGGATATGATTAAAATGACGCTTTCCCAGCCGGAGATCAAGATGAAGATCGCCCCGGCGAAGGTAGTTTACACGGGAGGCAGCAAGCCGTATGAGGGCGTATACGACGTAACGCCGAAGACTTACGAGCCGGTGGTCTTGCCGACCAGAAACCGGCTTTTGTCCCGCGACGTAAACGTTGCAAAGATTCCACAGTACGAAGTATCCAACGCCGCCGGTGGGCTGACGCTCATCATGGGCGACGAGTATATGAACAGTTAGGAGTGAGCATATGGCAAACAAGTATGTAAACAAACTGATCGTCGGCACGGATGTCAAGCTCGATCTGTCGGCAGATACCATCGTACCGAGTGATCTCAAAAAGGGCGTCACCGCGCACGACAAGTCCGGCGCGCCGATCGTTGGCTCGAACGAATTTGACGTAAACTCGCAGGACGCGGACGCTGCGGTTGCGGAGGTTCTGGTAGGCAAGACATTCTACGCGCGCGGCTCGAAGCTGACCGGCACCATGCCGGACAACGGCGCAAAGACACTCGACATCGCAGAGAAAGACGACGAGCTTGCTATCGCGATGGGCTTCCACGACGGCTCCGGCAAAGCGCGCATCAAGGCGACAGAAAAAGCAAAGATCATTCCCGGCAATATCAAGTCCGGCATTACCATTCTCGGCGTGGTGGGCAGCTACGGCGGCGAGGCGGTCAAGGCGCAGGCAAACAAGAACGTCACGCCGAGCTTTGCCGAGCAGGTCGTCACGCCAGACCCCGATTTTGACTATCTGTCGCAGGTGACAGTCGCTGCAATCCCCGTCACTTACACCGACAACGCCGCAGGAGGGCAGACGCTCCAGATCGGAGGCTGAGATGGCAGTCAACAAAGTCGCCCTTAACGGCGAAGTCAAGCTTGACCTGACCGCCGACACCGTAACGCCTGAGACGCTTCTCAAGGGGATGACGGCGCATAACGCGGCGGGCGAGCTGATTACAGGAGTGTATGAGCCTATGAACATAAAACAGTACACCGGTACGCTTCTTGCTTCTGGCTGGTCTGAGGACTCGCACGGCTACCAGGCGCAGACGATCACGATCACGGGGCTGAAAGCGTCCTACAATATAGATCCACAGTGGGACGTGGCGCTCTCCGGCACGGACCCGGACGCAGACGCGGCGCTTTTGGAGGGCTTCGCGTTAATCCACAACTATAAGACGGGCGCGAACTCTTTGACCGCGCAGTGCATCGGCAAAGCGCCGACGGTGAATGTCCCCGTGAAGGTGGTGGTGTTCGGATGAGCGGGCGCAGTCCTAGATGGATTCAGAAGATCTCGCGCGGAACGCCGCTTGGAGACATTGAGGTCGGCACGCTGATCAAACTGAACGAGAACAGTTCGCCAGTAGAATTCTACGTAGCGAAGCATGATTATGAAAGTACTTTGAACGGAGCTGGCCGGACGCTGCTGGTTCGGAAAACTGTATACGATATGCACCAGTTTGGCACGCATAATACATACGCCGACAGTGTGCTGGATGTGTTCTTCAATGGAACGTATCTTGCCTTGCTGGACGCGACCATTCAGACGGCAGCCGGGACAACAAAATTCTATTACACGGTCGGCGGAGCATCGACGGCACTGACAACGCTGGAACGTGCTGTTTTTCAGTTGTCTATCACAGAGCTTGGGCTTACGGCAAGCAACATGAACGCGGAGGGCAGCGCACTGCCGATTGCAAATAGCTTGAAAATCGCAACAAATGCAGCTGGCGCAGCGGTTAAACAGTGGTCAAGGACGCCATACCCAGGCGGCACCAGATACGTGCGTTGCCTTTACGAAACGGGAGCGTTGGATTACGATTCGTCCACTTATACGTACGGTTCGCGCCCAGCGTTGACGCTTCCGGATGACGTAGCTGTCGACAAAGACATGTTGATCGCATAGGAGGCGCGTATGGGAATGTTTTTAAGGCGCGGACCTGCGCCACACAGAACGAGGATGTCCGATCTGGAAATCGGGCGCAGTATCAAACTGAACCTGAACAGTACGCCGTGGGAGTGGCTGGTCGTGCATCAGGGCTTGCCGTCGGAAATCTACGATGCGAGCTGCAACGGCACATGGCTGCTGCTAAAAGACATCTATGAGAAACGAGTGTGGAACAGCGCCGGCACAAACATTTTGGAAAGCAGCACGGTTCAAAGCTACCTGAACGGAGACTTTCTGGGTCTGTTTGACCCGGAGGTACAGAGCGCAATCAAGCAGGTAAAAATTCCGTACCGCAAGAACGGCGGGCCTGGCGGCACTGATCAGAGTGGTGCAAATGGGTTGCTGAGTAAAATTTTCTTGCTGGCGGATCTCGAAGTCGGTTTCCTCGCATCGACCACCACACCAGAGGACGGAGCAAAGCTGGACTATTTTGTAGCAGGGACCACAGGAGCCTCCAAACGTATTGCGTACCTCAACGGTTCGGCAAACAGATGGTGGCTACGCTCCCCGCACGCCAGCAGAAGTGATATCGCCGGTAGCGTCGGAACAGATGGCGTATATGGCGGTGCCAAGGTAATCGCATCTTACGGCGTCCGCCCGGCAATCATTCTCCCGTCCAACTTTATCATTACCGACGACATGCTCGCAGCATAGGAGGCACTATGTACATCACACACGACAATCAAACCTACGCGAACGTCCGGGTATACAGCACCTCCGGCTCGGTTCGGTTTACGGGAGATTCTCTTTCGGGGCTGACGGCGCTGACCGGTCCCGTCGTGGTCTTCGCGGACAACGGCTTCGAGCTGCGGACGTTCGTACCGACCGATTATCTCCGGCAGGACATCAAAGACGGCAGCTGGCTTCTGACGAATATCCCGCTGCCGGAGCCGCAGCCGGTCGTGGTGACACCGGCTGAATACAACTTGACCGTTTCCACGGCAAATGCGGTCAGGCTTCTCATGGCGGGCAAGCAGCCCACAACGGCGGATGAAATCATTATGTGTTCGGCGCTCTACGACGAGTGGCAGGAGGGAAAACATGTTGCCGGGGACGTATTCTGCGTTGGCGGTGAACCATGGGAATGTTTCCAGAACTACGATAATGCGGTTTACCCGGATATCAAGCCCGGAAATTCTGCATGGTATACGTTTAACAGACCGTTCCATGGCACGTCACGCGAGACGGCGCGGAACTTCGTACACCCAACGGGCGCGCACGACACGTACAAGGCAGGGGAATGGGCCGTGCAAGACGGTAAGTTCACCAGAGCGAACCAGGATACAGCATATAGTCTCGCAGAATACCCGCAGGCATGGGATGTGGAAGAATAACAGCCGCCCGAGGGCGAGAAAGGAGAACACATGGACACCAAGACCATCATCGTTACCCTCGTCTGCGCCGTGCTCGGCTCGTCCGCGCTGACGGCGGTCGTCAATGCCGTCGTCAGCGCGATACAGAAAAAGCGCGGGAAGACCACGACGCAGGATACGCACCTTGCAGAGATCGACAAAAAGCTCGGGAAAATGCAGGAGCATCAGGATGAGCAATATCTCGCAATTCTCCGGCTGACCATCATGTCGGAAGAAATGCCAATGGCAGAGCGCCTGATCGCCGGAGAGAAGTATAAAAAGATGGGCGGGAACGGCGATGTGAAAAAATTCCTGCACCAGCTGGAGGCGCAGTGCGGACATAGCAGTGCGCAATAAATTGGGAGGCAGATATGCGGGTAAAAGGCAAGTGGAGCAAAGGCGAGATGGCGCGCACCATCGTCATTTACCTTCTTCGGCTTCTGACAATGGTGCTGATCTGGGCGTGCGCGCTGAAAACCATCGCTGTCCTAATCGCAGTTGGACACAACCCGGAGCTGGGTACGTCGGTCGACCTGTCTGATGTACTCGGCTACGCCGGAGGCGCGTCAGTCTCAGAACTGGGCTTGCTGGCTTTCAAGAGAGTATTCGCAAAAAAGAATGAACCGGTAGAATGAAAGGGGTACATATGGAAAACATCAAAAAGCGGCTGGGCAACCTGCTCAGCGTCAAATCTCTGGTTACGCTGGTGCTGACCGGCGTGTTCGCCTACATGGCAGTCGTGGGCAAAATCTCGCAGGACTTTATGACGATCTACGCTGTCATTATCGCGTTTTATTTCGGCAGTCAGTCTCAGAAGCTTCAGGACGCACTCGATGGTAGCAAAAATGCGCAGGAGGGCGAACAGAAATGATGAAAGCATCCGAGCTTGTGCGCAGGCACATCGATGTTGCGAAGAATTACAAGACCGTCTACATGTGGGGCTGCTTCGGCTCCCCCGTGAGCGAAACGATCATTGACGAGAAATCCGCACAGTACCCGGACTGGTACACCGGCGGCAGAGTCACATATCTGCGCAGCCTCCTCGGAAAAGTTGTCTATGGCTTTGACTGCGTAAACCTGACAAAGGGCATTCTCTGGGGCTGGAACGGCAACAAAAACGCCTACTACGGCGGTGCAAGATACGCCTCGAACAGCGTGCCGGATGTCTCCGCCGACGGCATGATCGCCAAGTGCTACGCCGTGTCCGGCATCGGATGGGACAAGCTGATTCCCGGCGAAGGTCTCTGGATGCCCGGTCACTGGGGCATGTACATCGGGGACGGTCTGGCGGTAGAGTGTACGCCCATCTGGGACAACGGCGTGCAGATTACCGCCGTCCAGAACATCGGCACGAAAGCAGGCTACCACGCCCGCAATTGGCAGAAGCACGGAAAACTCCCGTGGGTGGAATACGATACCGTGAAGGTTGATGCCGAGGTTGAAGAAGCAAAGAAGACCATCCGGCAGAAAGCCGGATTGACCGACGGCACGATTGATTATCTCGCCGCCTACAAGTACGGCGACGACCTTCTCAAAAAGCTCGCAAAGGCGATGAAGTAAGGGGGCGAGGCTATGGCTCCACAAGCCAGATGCAAATTACCGCCGGAGCTTGGCGGACTGATGCGCCGGGACATGGAAGCGGTCATTCATCAGGCGAATCTTGGTCGGGAAGACGAAAAGATTGCGCAGCTCTACTTTGTGGAGAAGCTTCCACAAGTGGACGTTGCGACGGAACTGTATCTTGGCAGGGCGACGGTGCAAAGACGCCTCCCTGGGATTATTCAGCGCATGAGAGACACGTCGAGCAAACTGTATAGCTAAGTGATGCACAACTGAGGCACACGAAAATACGAAAAAGCCCATACTGGACACATCAAAGGAGTGTTCGGTATGGGCTTTTCTTATTTCAATCCAAACCCGGAAGGAAAACAAGTCGGAGACTGTACCGTCCGGGCAATTTCAAAGGCGACGGGCAAGAGCTGGGATGAAACATACGTCGGGCTTTGCCTACAGGGGCTGAAAATGGGCGACATGCCGTCGGCAAACAGTGTCTGGGGCGCGTACCTCCGGCAGCAGGGATTTACCCGGAACGTTGTGCCGAACACCTGCCCGGACTGTTATACCGTTGAGGATTTCTGCGCAGACCACCCGCGCGGCGTGTACGTGCTGGCGCTATCAAGCCACGTTGTGTGCGTGGAAAACGGGACAATTTTTGATACATGGAACTCCGAAAACGAGATTCCGCTGTTCTACTGGGAAAAGGAGGATAAATGATGTTCGGACAACAGCCTTATGTGTATCAGCAGCCGATTTACAATCAGCCGCCCATGATGCAGGAACCAATGATGCGACAGCAGTATCAGCCTGCGCCGTCGATGCAGTATCCGACTCCGCAATCTCAGCCACAACAGCCGAGCGGGGGACAGTCCATCATATGGGTTCCGAACGAAAAGGCGGCAAACGAATTTATCGTCGCGCCGAATAACGCCGTCACGCTCTGGGACATGAATGCGCCGATTGTGTATGTGAAGAAAGCCGACGCAAGCGGTAAACCAGCAATGACAACGTATGACCTTGTAGAGCGCTCTACAGCCCCCGCGAGCCCCGCAGCGCCGCAAACAGTGCCTACGGTGGAATACGTGACCCGCAAGGACTTTGACGAACTGGCGGCAAAGGTTGCAGCTCTGAGCGTCAAGCCCGTTAGAAAGGTGAAGGAGGCAGAAAATGAATCCACTGTTTAATGCACTCGGCGGCGGGCAAATGCCCGGGGCTATGGGGCAGTTTCAAAATATGGTGCGGCAGTTTCAGCAGTTCAAGCAGAGCTTTCAGGGCGACCCGAGGGCGGAGGTTGAGAAGCTGGTACAGTCTGGGAAAATCTCGCAGCAGCAGCTGAACCAGCTACAACAGGCGGCAAGCCAGTTTCAACAGCTTCTTGGATAATTAAGATTTCAATTCGTGCGCACGATTGATATAAATTCAAAATCTACGAAAGGAGAAATGATTATGAGTCTTTCTGATGGCGGCATTCAGCCGACCATGAACGTATCCCCTTCCGGCAGCTCCGGCGGCTGGGGCGGATTCGGAGGCGATGGCGGGTGGTGGTTCATTATCCTGTTCCTCGCCCTGTTCTGTGGCTGGGGCGGTAATGGCTTCGGCAATAACCGCGGCAATTCCGGCGGAGTAGTTGACGGCTATGTTCTGGCTTCCGACTTCGCAAACATCGAACGCAAGATGGACCTCATCAACGGCGGGCTGTGCGATGGCTTCTATGCCGTGAACAACTCCCTACTTACGGGGTTCGGTAATGCGGAGCTTTCCCGCTGCAACCAGCAGGCAGCCTTGATGCAGCAGCTGAACAACATGGCGATGCAGGCACAGGAGTGCTGCTGTGAAAACCGCGCTGCAATCGCCCAGGTGCGCTACGACATGGCGACGCAGGCATGCGACACCCGCAACACCGTGCAGAACAGCACTCGCGACATCATCGACGCGATGAACTGCGGCTTCCGCAGCATTGACCAGCGATTGACGGCGCAGGAACTGGCTGCAAAGGACGCGAAGATTGCCGAGCAGAACCAGCAGCTCTTTGCGGCGCAGCTGGCGGCTTCTCAGGCGGCGCAGAACGACACGCTCAAGTCCTACGTAAGTGGGCAGCTGGCGTATTACAACCCGCGCCCGGTCCCGTCGTTCGCGGTACCGGCTCCGTACCAGTTTGCAGGCTGCAATAGCGGCTATAACTACGGCTGTGGCAACTGCGCTTAACTCCATAACGTAGAGCTTTTTCGTGGAATCACGAAAATGATCGGTTCCTTGCCGATACTCGAGAAACGCGGCGGGGCAATCGTCCCGCCGCTATTTTTAACCGTGTCGAATTCGACGCATTTAGAAAGGAATGATTTTATGGCAGAATTTACGAATGTAAACATTCAGACAATTGCCGCCGGGCAGAATGTGCCTCTGACGGAAACGGCGATCAGCAGCAAGCCGTGCATTGTGCATCGAGAGGGAAGTGGGCTTGTGACGCTTCGCGGGCTGACAAACCAGTGTAAGGCGGTTTTCAAAATTTCCTACGGCGGCAACATTGCCATCCCAACCGGCGGAACCGTCGAAGCAATCACGGCGGCGCTCGCGATCAATGGGGAAGCCATCGCAAGTGCGACGGCGACCGTGACTCCGGCGGCAGTTGAAAACTATTTCAACGTTTATGTTTCGGCACAGATTTCTGTTCCGAAGGGCTGCTGTGTGACGGTTGGTATGAGAAACACAAGCACGCAGGCTATCAATTTCGCTAACAGCAATCTGACGATTGAGAGAGTGGCATGAAAGGAGGATGCAATATGTACGATTTAAGAAATCTCCGTGAAATGCTCTGCAAAGAGCTGGACGAAATCGCCGACAAGCGCGAAATGTCCGCCGGTGACTTGGACGCAATCCAGAAGCTGACGAGTTCCATCAAGAACGCCTACAAAATCGAAATGCTTGAGGACGGAGGCTATTCCCGCGACGGCGAGTGGGAAGCGGATATGCGCGGCACGTATGGGCGCGGCAGCTCTTACCGTGGCAGGCGTCGCGATTCTATGGGAAGGTATAGCCGAACCGATGCGCGGGAGCATATGCGCTCGACGCTGGAAGATATGATGCGCGACGCGGACGATGATAAAACGCGCGAGGCTATCCGGCGCTGCATGGAGCAGATTGACAGAGCATAAGGAGGGACAGACATGCTGGATGAAGCCGAAATCCGAAAGGAAATAGCACGGCTGGAATACGAAGAATCCAGCTATCCCAATTATGCCAAACTGGCGAACCTATATGTGATACGCGACAAGATGCAGGGAGCGGAGAATGCCAGAGATAAGTTTGTGGGTTACTACTCTGGCGCTCCCGCCCCTGTGACCGCAGAACCGGCTACCGTGGGCGAGTACGGGGACAGTGAGTTTTTGCTTGCAGTAGCTGGGAAAGACCCGGCGAAGGCTTGGGCGGTCGTTGATGAACTCATGGATACACTTGCGATGGTAAACAGCAAGGTTTATAACTCTGTTATGCAGAAGATAAAACGTGTCTAGTGTTAGTAACCGTGTTAGCTATTTGTTAGTAACCGAAAAAATCTGAAAAAATCTGAAAACGTCTGAGATTCAATAAATTTTATAAAAATGTCTTAAAACGTCTGAAAACGTGCTTAGAAAGTCTCAAAAAATGATGGAGACCTGCCTTTTAAGCAGGGTGTCCGGAGTTCGAATCTCCGGCGGGTCACCAAAAAAGCCTTGAAATCTCAAAGGTTTCAGGGCTTTTTCTTTTTCGCTGTTTTTTGATTTGTTAGTAACGTGCTAGTAACAGGAACGTCAATAGCATCTATCAATTGGTCGATATCAAAGTGTTCATAGATGTTTGCGGTCGTGGAATAGTCTGCATGACCGAGCATTTTTTGCAGGAGTTCCGGCTTGATATTGTTTGCAACAGCCCAGCTTGCGAATGTGTGCCTTGTTGCGTGTGGCGTTTTCTTGGAGATTCCGAGACGCTCCAAGAGTGGATAAAAGTCACGATTTCGGAAGTTTGCGATGAGCTTCTGCCCGTCGTATCCGGAAATCAGTAGGTCGCCTTTTGCACGCTCTTTGAATTCTGCGAAATATTTACGCCCTTCGGAGCGGATTGGGATTATTCTGTTCCTGCCTGCTTCTGTCTTTTCCCCGCCGATCACGTAGGTTTCATGGATATTTTCGGTTCTAAGCCCGAACAGCTCGCCGATTCGCATACCGGTATAGACCATCATCAGGGTAAGTTTGGCTGTCTGGGAACCGTCCGCTTCGAGTTTCTGGATATCCTCTTCTGAGAAGATCTCTTTTTCTTTCTTCACATTCTCGGGCAGTTTAATGAACGAAGCGAAGTTTGTCGTTATGAGTTCCTGCCGGATACCCCATTGTGACATCTGCGTTGCAAGTTGCTTGAACTTCGACAGTAGCGAGTGGGACTTATCGCTGTACTTGTCTATGACAATCTGGTAATCAGCAGTCCGCAGTTCGCGAAATTTTCTGTCATGCAATGGTTCAAAAACGTCATATGCGCGTTCGTAAGACTCTATTCCCTTCGCGCCGATATCGCGGAAGTGTTCATCCTTCCATGCTTCGTAAACCTGCTTGAAGGTCCAGTTATATATTTCATCAATACTCCGCCCTTGTAAACGCGCCAGCGCGTCGAGGGCGGCTGTTTTTTTATCGTAGTATCCAATTATGGTTTTTCCTTTTGCGGCTACCCACGGGCGGGTACGCCGCCCTTGCAGTTTGTAAACTGTCCCCGTACCGTTTGCACGCTTCAAAGCCTTTCGTTGTGGCGCTTGCTGCTGTTTCCCACACCAGCAGCAGAACGCCGAGCCGTCAGGAATTTCTTTTTTACACTTGATGCACTCCATGTTTTCCTCCACGTTCTTTTCGGATTGCATAGAAAGTAATCGCTGAAGCCAGCGCTGAGCCTGCAATCAGGGCGATGCACACCCATGCAGCCACGGACAAATCTCCGCCGCGAATAAAACCTGTGTTCCGACTCTGCGCATCCGTCACAAGGCAGGCAATCAGAGAAAAGGAGAGCAGCATACAAAACAGGGCGAGAACGTAACACATTGTATGCGTAGCCCTTATCTGTGCGCTCTGCGCGGCTGTTGTTGCCTCCAGCTTGGCGTTTTTGAGCTCGACATGATGAATCTGCTCGGTCAGTTCTTCCGGGCTTTCTGCGGGCTGGACAAGCCCGCACAACTCATCCAGCGACAGACCGAGAACGCGGCACAGCGCGGCAGAATTGTACAGTTTCGGGTCTTGCTGTGTTCCTGCGCAGAGCTTCGTCACAGCCGATCTGGAAACGCCGGATTCCTCGACAAGTCTATCAATGGTGTAATGCTGATCCTCTTTCGCCCGCTTGATGTTCCCCTGATATGCAGAAATATATGGGGCGAGTTCCTGAATTGCCGACATGATATACCTCCATTTTCACATATATTTCGCTGATTCTTCTGCTATGGGTATGGTTTTACCAATTTGAGGGTAGACATTTCTACCCACTTTGCTATGCTGGTTACAGGCGCGCAAGAAAGCCCCACCGCCGGTGGAGCAACGGTGGGGCGATCTTAAACATTCCATTATACAAAATAGTTTGTCCCATAATTGCCGCTTACGAGGGTTACCGGACGAAGAAAATGCAAGGTGTTCTTTGTGGAAGATTCCAAATTGAAATTATTGAACAAACGTTCTAAAATATGGAGGTACACCAAATGCAGAGCATCAATATTCGCTTTGAAAACGGGAAAGTAAACATCATCGTAGACGGGGCGCTTTTCAAAGACGTCCACAGTCTGAGCCTGGACTACATCAAAGGAGCGCCCATGCTCTTCTCCTGTGTCTCCGATGTAGGGGAGACGCGGGAGCATTGGAACAAATGCCCGCTGCCGAACTGATTTACTTGATTGTCCACGAATTTCCACAGTTTTGGCAAAGACAAATCTTTTGGTTCTTTACGACCTCTTTTGCAGTTCCGGTGCTTTTCTTCCAAACAAGGTTGGAAAGCCCCAGCGTACACATAGCAGTTAAACCACGTGCGGCATTATTCATGTGGCCGCCAAAGCCAACGCCGGACTTCTTGGTTTTGCTGGATACCTGTTGCATGGTAATCGTTACATTTTCACTTCCACAGTTCGGGCATGTCATATTTTTTAACCTAATTCCTTTCTTTTTAGCAAGTGATGCGATGCGCTCAATGTATCCGGTTTTCTTTTCCCCGTACAATTCATCATCGATACGAAGCACGGCAGCAAACGCTTTTTCGTATTGCTGGGTTTTGATATACAAATCAGCGAGCCGAAAAGCCCATTTTGAACCACGAAATTTTAGACCGCCATTGAGCCAAATGTTTTCCCAGAACTCGATGAGGCTACCAATGTCGCCAGTTTCTTCATAGAGGTTTTCAGCTATATTGATCTGCCGAAGCTGTAGGTTTTGCAAGTCGAGCTCATTTTGCAGGCGCGTGCTTAGTTCCTCGAAATTTTCCATTCAATTACCTCGGCGGTATTTTAGTATATCTATATCGATTGTATCACTAGGTTCTTAATACCTCAACGCTGAAACTGCACGAAAAAGCAACCTAAAATTTGACGGAAATGGAGAAAATTATGGATGAAAGGGAGGAACCAGGACATGAAGGAACGAACGACTGAGAGAAAGAAATTAGAAGCCGAGGCGCTGGTACTGATTTCGAGGTTAAGCGGCGCGCAGATCAAGGCGCTCAGAAAGCTCGTTCTGGACTTACATCATACACCGGATGGTGTCCCATGCAAAAAAGTAGTATTTGACACCAAACTGTGATATAATGCTATATGATAAGTATGCAAAACGGCTGAAAGGAGAAAAAGATGCTCGATTATTTAGTTGAAAACGGATGGGTAGATTCATTTATTAGAACCGCTGTCACAATTGGAATCTATCACGGCTGGAAGATCATCTTGACGGGAATCTATAGGTTCATCAATAAGCGACTTCACAAGAATTGACAGACGCACTGCGAAGTATACGATTAGTACAACGCCGTAAATCACGCAAAACGTTCTGTTACGATTTATGCCGATGTATATTCCTATTCCACCAGAGTACGTAAAAGCTATGAACAATGTCACGTATTGCAAGACCGATCGAAGCTTCCTTTTGTCTTGCTGCAAACTTTTAATCCACTTCCAGATTGCGCGAAGTATCAAAGTGGCGATTCCCCCGATTGCCGTAACAAGCAGACCGGTTACAAGGTCTGGCACGGAAACGTAATTTTCGACAAACTTGGCGATAAAATCCCTCACATCGATTCCCCCAACATAGCTTTCATGGCGGCGATGAACCTTTTGAGTTCATCGTCGCTCATTTTTTTAGATAGTGCCAGAAGTTCTTTCTGCTCGTCAGAAAGCCCATCGATCATATCAAGCAGCAGCTGCTTTTCCTGGCTCACCGCCCCATCCTTCGGGACGGGGTCTTTTTTTATGCCCGCAGACGGGTCACCGTAAAGCAAGTACTCAACAGAAACATTGAAATAGTCTGCAACCTTTTTGACTTTGTCTGGACTGGGCGCGTGGTCATCCCACTTTGCCATTGACCCGCGTGTAAGACCGCATTCCTGCTCCAACTTGTTAATAGAAAGCTTTTCGTGCTGCTTTCGAAGTTCACCGATTCTGCCGAGTATTGACATAGAATAGCCCTCTAAGAAATTTACGAATAAATTCGTAAAAACATCTTGACAATTACGAAAATGTTCGTATAATGAAAAGTACAAACAGGTGCAAAAAGCCAGCCACAAAGGAATTGCCCCTGTAGCGGAAATGTTTACTTTTGCTGACAACGATAGTTTAGAACATTTTCGCAACTTTGTCAATAAGGAGGGAGAAAATGCTCTTAGAAAACATCAAAAAACTTTGCGCATCACGCAATATTTCGCTTTCTGCACTTGAAAAGACACTTGGCTTTGGCAATAGCACGATTGCAAAATGGGCGGCTTGTAGTCCGACAGTCGAAAAACTATCGCTCGTTGCAGACTATTTCGGCGTATCGGTCGACTC